CGTGAGGCTGAATAAGGTGACCTATGCCGATCGTGGCTTTGCCTAGCGAATCCAAGTACATTTGTGTCCTCACACCTTCATGAACACGTACTCTAGCTTTCAGTTCATCTGTTAAATCAATCATGATCCTATTCCCCAATGTTCTTGATGTTCATCGGGTTCTCCTTTCTTAAATAATTTAGTAAACCAGTTTTTTAATCTAGATATCATATGTTTTATTTATAGACAAAATTCCTGCAGGTTTCAACATATTTGCTTGCAATAAATTAGGATTCATCCCTAACATTTTTGGGTTCATTACTCCTGGTAAACTCATGATCCCTGGATCGGGGTCCATGGGATATACTTCTTTTGGATTAATCGTTGGTGTATTAAAAATAAATTCTTGAAACTCTAAACCTGGTCCTGGAAAATCTTGTGCTCCAGTGTCAAAATTAGGTTCACTTGATATGGGTCTATCACCAGGAACTGGTATGGGAAAAGTATTCATTCTTTGTTGAGGAATAACTCTAGGTTCACTTGGAATAACTTTCTCTTCTTGTGGTAAAGTAAATTGTTTGGGCGGTGGTCCATCTGCCAATCTTTGCTCTGCAGAACCTCCTTGATTCATCATTGGTATAGTTCGAACAGATGCAATGCCTCCAGTATTATCAAACTTCTTCATTACGGTAATGTTCCTATCCCTCTGTCCATCATTTGTTGATTGATAGCATCGTCAAGAGTACCAAAGGCAAGTTCATTTCTTGCTCCTGGGCTAACAGGTTGATTTACGTTAAACTGATTCATGTTAGATGTACCTAAGTTCTCATTAAAGCTAGGTTGTAATCTATTTTCTAATTGTCTTCCTATCTGCAAATCTTCTTCTGACATTTGTTGGAAAGGACCAAACATTTTTTCCATCATGTCCATCTGCTGTTCTCTTGCAGCAGGTGCTTCCACAGCACTTTGTGGTTCTTTCATTAAACTTAATATAGATTGTTCTACTTGATTGACAAAGTCTTGTTGATCTAAATCAGCTTGTGTAGGTAATGTATTATTTGCCCATTCTAACAATACTTTTTTATCTTCTTCAGAAATAAATTGTTTACCAACACCTGCACGTAAAGCTGCATCAGGACCAGTATCTTGTAATACTCTTGAAAAAGATTTTAAAACCTTTGGATCAGTTAAAATGCTTGAGCCATAACGTAACAGTAAAGGCACCATCAAAGGACCAATACCACCAGTCAATGCACTAGCTCCAGCACCCGCTGCACCTAATGTACCAAATAATAACACTCCTTTGAAACCACTCAAGGTAACACGTCTTTGTACAAATGCAGATGGATCAGTAACAACAAAGCTACCTGCTCGTTCTGCAATATCTAAGAATCTTGTAATGTCCTCAACCTTTGTTCCAGTACCTTTCAAAGCTTCACTAAAAGAGGCTCTACCTTCAGCTGTATTTAAACCTAAATTATCTGCAAAGGTTCGTGGGTTAAACTCAACAGTTCTAAATGCAAACATATCTTTGCCACCTTGAACTTTTTTATAACCAAACTTATAAACTTCTGTAGCATCTATGTTTTTTAAACCTTTATAATCTCCAAGTGTAGAAGCAACAGGTAATCCCTGAAATGCATCCTCTAAAGCATTGTCATACATTTTTCTTAGTAATTGTCGACGACCATACTCAGGACCCATCGCTACAATTCCGTTTTCAGTTGTTTTTATGGTTTTACCAAAGTTAGGGTTAATCTCGCCGTTAGGTAGTCTTGGATTTTCATCTAACATTTCTACCGGCACATTATCAACTTTCACACCCTCTTTACCTCCAGACATTTTATATGCTTTTAGATTGGCTCTTGGTGTCTTAGCTAAATTCATCATGGCTGCCATCAACTCTTCATCATCTTTAGCCATTGTTAATAAATTATCTAAGAATGCTTTTTTACCGATGACACCTTGTGAGGTTTGAGCACCTGGACTAAATATCATTTCGTTTACTAATCGATATTGATCAGCAACAGGACCGTCATATTTAGGCATAATCTCAGCTAGATACTCATTTGCTGCAGTAAGCTTTGTTTGTGCAGTTTCGAATATTACTTTATCAACTTCGTTGTCGAGATTGATTAATTTATTTGTATCGTGATTCAAAGCTAAAGCCAATTGTGTAATTCTTGAACCTTCTCTTGTCGGAATATTACCCTTACCCTCAACTTTAAAGTTTGTTTGAAACTCAGAAAATAATTGTTGTAAAGTTCTTGCTTGTTCTATGGTTACACCATCAGCATCAAGATTTTTTAATGTTCTGTAAAATTCTTCAAAAGCTCTTCTTGACCCATCACCAGGAAAACGGAATTGATAACCACTAGTTCCGGGTCGACCTGCAATTAAGTTAGCTTCAAATTCATCCGCTAAATATTTCACTGTGTCTAATTTAATTACTTTTTTACCTGCTAGTTTTTCTGAATACTCTCCAAACTGTTCATATAGTTTACGAGATATGGTCATTGAGTCTTCGTATTCTTTTCTTCCTAATGCTGCTATGTCACCACCTAATGAGGCCATAGTTTGAAAAGGTGCAAAGTTATCAGATGCAACTTTAAAATATTGTCGAATAGCTTCGTTTGTGCCTTCACCTGCTCTTCTAAAAGGTGTACCAACGTAAGGGAAAACACCGATAACTCTTGAGTATCCTTTCCAAAAGGCACTATTTGTTGCTTGAATAATACCCAAAGGCATACCATAAGTTTCAGCCACATCTAACATTTTTTGATACTCAGGGTTTTTATTGTCTAATCCAAAAAGAACTCGACCAACGGTAGGTTTAAATGCTTTCACAATTGGACCCATGGACATGCCACCCCCTGTAAAAGCTAAAGCCATATAGGCATCTTTTAAAAACTCAGCGTTCATTGTTGCTTGGTCCTTGGTCGGTAGATCGTTGAGATGACGTAACATTTGATTGGTTAGTTCATAAATTTGACCACCTGCCATGTCACCTAAAGTTTCAGCACCTAATATTTTCGCAGTTGCCGCACCAGCACCTCCTGTAGGAGCAGTCGCAAGACCAGCTAAACCCAAAGCTCCAAGAGCTCCTGCCATTTGAAAAGATTCTTTTGATACTAATTGATCAGGAACAAATCGATCAAGTAAAGGAACTTGTTGTTGTAAATGTTTAAAGTAATAATTTGCAGGATCTTCAATTAATTTCATACGTTGATTTACATCTGCAATTCTAGCTGATAGCTCAGAGTAATATTGTTTTGTACCTGGCTCATAGGGAATTTGTCCGACGATATTTGCTGCTTGTACTTTACCTAATGCATTCAGTTGTGCTTCTGCTTCTTGGGGAGAAACATCTAAAGGTATTCCATAATACTCTCTTATTTTATTAAGCTCTTCTGCAGAGGGATTTTTGGGATCTTGAAAATAAAATGTATGTGCATTTGGTGTGCCTGGTAAGATAGTCACTAATTGTGGATTAGTAGCACTTACTGTTAACTTACCTTTGTCCTCTGCACCTAAACTTTCTGGAAAGCTTACTTGTTTGAAAAAACCTTTTTCTGCCATTAAATGTTATCTCCCATTGTAAATATTTCACCATTATATGTTACCTCTTGTTGAGTCGGATCTTCTGCAGGTGGATTTTCAATATTAGGTTCAATCTTTGGTGACTCTGACATTGGCGGTGTCTGACCTAAAAACTGTTTGTATGTTTCTACCATTGGACCGTAGTATTCTTGATCAAATACATTTCTTTCACCAATTTGACCTTGACCATATAAATCAACCTGTGCTTTTCTGATAAATCGTAGAATTTCTTTTAATTGTCCTCTGACATATTCAGGAGAGGTAAATCCTTGTAAGTTAACAAGATCAGACGCTCTTTTAATGTCATCCACGTTCAAACGACCTGTTGGTTTTAACGCACGAGCAAGAGCGTAGATAATTAAGTTTTCTTGCACCTTTAATCTAGCAAAATCTTCACTGTAACCTAAAGATCTATATGTGCCATAACCACGATCCCCAAAGAAATCATCGATAGAAACTCTTCTTGTGACAGGTTCAAAGTCAGATACGCCAGGAACCTTCTTTAGAATATTATCAACCACGCCTTTTTTAGGTGCTTGAAAAGTAAAGTCTACAAACTTCTCTTGTTCATCAGGTTGTAACTGATAGAGAGCCTTATCTTTTTCATAAAGCGTATTACCTTCTTTAACAAACATATCACCAGCACCTGGGTTGATAGAATTGAACAAAGATCGTAATGTAAATTGTGTTTCTTGTTTAAGTTTTTCTACTGCACCCTCAATACCAAAACGTGATGGAGCTCCTGACTCTAATGCTTTTTGATCCATTTCAAACATACCCACAACAAGATCACCCGCACGACCAAGTGTATCAAAGTCACCTACCAATTGTTGAACCTGACCAAAGTTTGCTCCACCCACTAATAAACCTGCATCAGTTTGTGGTCCTTCCTCTGGACTAAAATATGCATCCGGTGGTGCCTCTTGATCAAATACAATATCACCTTGCTCATTTTGTCTTGGTAGCATAATTTCATACTCACCCTTATCTTCATTGAAGACTAGCTTAGATGTAGAAACTGTCGGACCATCTGGAGTCATAAAGGTAATGTTGTTATATAATCTCATTGGGTTAGCAAATAAATCATAAGATGCTTTTTGTTTTGCTTTAAGATCGTCTAAATTAAATTGATTAATTTGTTTTTGTATTTCATTTGTTTGACTATAGAACTTTTGTAAATAATCATCTTCCATACCCATTTTTTTTAAAAAGAAATCGGCTTCTTTTGCAAGGATTGCTGCGTTTTGATCTTGCATTTGTGTAATAGCAAGCTCTCTTATTTTTAAACCGTGTGCAGTTCTTGCAGCTTTTTCTGCTGTTTCTCTTTCAAGATACTTTCCAGTTGCCTGAGCAATAATATCAAAAATACCAGCAGCACCTTGATAGGGTGTTCTAGCATTAACTGAATCAACTAAAATATTTAAAGCCTTATCAATTCCTTTTGTTCTAGGTAAGGGCCCTAATTGCGACTGTATTTCTGACAGAGCTTGATCAAAGGTTACTCTTTCACCTACACCCATTTGTTGTGCTATAAGTGCAACGTTTTCTTCCATTTGTTGTCTTACAGGTATGTATGAATTAACAGCATCTAATGCCATTTGATTAAAAATAGGTGTTTGATCCACAGCCTGCATGGCTGCATCCATTCCAATTTCATCTTTTACTGCATTTTTTTCAGCTTCTCTAGCTTCATTAACAGTAAAAGTACCACCTTGCACTCCTGTTATAGGATTGACCGCCTGAATAGGCTTTATCGAAAACTCTTTGTTTTGAAAACTATCGAGAGTATCAAATCCACTTGGCATGTTACTCTCCTAAAATGCCCTGCCCAATGCTCCTATTCCAGCTAATAATGGATTACCCATCTGTTGTCCCATAGCTCCAGATGGTAATGTTGGAAACTGTGAAACCAAACCAGATTGAAATTGTAAAGCTTGGAAAGGTTGCATGTATTGTGCCAGTGCGTTTTGTTGTGCTTGATCAAAGGCAGCTTGTTGTGCCTGCTGTTGAGTCACCCCTAGACTACTTAATGTTGTTGCAAGATTACCTGTGGCCTGTGGTGCATTGACACCAAAAGTTCCAAACATCTGTCCTATACCTTGGCCTAATTGACCAGCTCCTAGTTGTAATCTAGCTGCATTCTGCTGAGCGGTTCTTTGATCTTCAAATGTTTTCTGAGCTTGACTCTGAGCTTGTTGATAACCGCCAGCCAATAAATTTGCTATGCCTGCTCCCATTCTATCTGTAAAACCTCTTTGTGCTTCTGCTTCTAAAACACCCTCACGTGATCCACCAAACGCACCAGCACCTATAGCTTGATTAGCTCTACCTTGACGAGAAACATCAAACTGTCTTTGCATTTCTTTTGTATAATTGTCTATTACCTCACTTTGATACGGATTCATAAATGCTTTATAAGATTGAGGATCGTAAGCACCAGTGGTGCCAGCAGTTGTTGACATCGCTTGAGATGCTGCATTCGATGCACCACCTAAAGCATCTACACCCATACCAAAATAATTTGGCATATTTGTTGCTGCATTAGAAACCATTCCTGTAGCTTGTGCTAAAGCAGGAGATACAGATGCAACTTGCCCCGTTGGAACTGGTGGTAGATTACCAGACGTAAGTTTTTCTCCAGCCTTGACTACATTACCGTAAGCTTGAGCTAATAGTTCTTCAAAGGTAGCCATTAAAATTTACCTATACCCATCTCTTTTGCTTTATCTTCTAAACCGTTCATCATTGCGTACATTTGTTTAGTTCCTTTATCTCTATCACCGTTACCAGCAGCCATTACTGCTTGTTTAGTCATTACAAATTCGCCGTCGGAAAGCATTGCAGGGATATCGTCAGACTGACCGTCACCTGGTCCATCAATCATACCAGTTTTTCTTGGAAAGTCACTAATTCCTCCACCCTTTGCAGAGTAGATAGGGTTGATACCCTCATAAAAATCTTTTGATCCTGAGCCTGATTTTAAATATGGATTTTTTTCTGGATCATATAAGTCTGCAGCTTGATCCTCTCCTAAAGCGGCAGCAGCTATGCTTGCACCTGCACTACCTAATTTAAGAATATTTCCATACTTTTCAAAAAAGTTTGCAGGTCTTGGTTTTCCTGTAATTTCATCCGTTACAGTATCAACAACTAAACCCATATCTCTTAAAATACCTTGAGACGCTGCTCGTGAAGATACGTTAGTTGGAGTTAAATTTATTGTGCCACTCATATCTGCACCACTTGGAATGCTTGGCATCTTTGTTCCAGGTGCACCTATTTGTGTTGGACCAGAAATAGTCATAGAGCCTCCCGTTGTAGGTTGAACAGAAGCTGGTGCAATATTAGTTGGTTGCATACCTAAAGATTGTCTGGCTCCACCCATAAATCCA